CATTTCAAGATCGCTCAGAGTATATTTGTGGTACTGCATTAGTGCAAAGTTAACCCTATAGTGGTTCATAAGGTTATCATATCCGAGCGCTACATAAAAAAACTAGCGAGACCCTCCAGGTGAATCTTTTCTGACTGCTCACACTTAGGGCAGATCCATTCAATGGTATGTGATAGCTTAGGTACTCTTTTAAAAAAGTCTCTGATCTTGGCAAACTGAGTTCCATTTAGACTCTCAAGAAAGGTCTTTATCTCTTCCTTTGAGAAGTCCTCATACACGTTGTCACTGTCATATACCATATCGACACAACCAGCTATCATATCCATCATTGATTCCATGTCGTTACCAGCAGGTATCATGGCAGCTAGTTGTACTGATGGATACTTTAGTACGAGTCCAACCTGATCTGTTATCTGTATTTTATTGTCTAGATCATTTGGAAAGGTAACTTCAATATCTTCTATGTTGACAGCATGTTGGTGTACGTGATTACATTCACCTTGACTGTGTTTGAGTCTAAGTTCGATTACTTCACCTACCGACTTTGCTCTTAGCTTTAAGAACAGATACTCTAGATCAAACGTTGCAAACGAGTTAACATCAACGTCAGGAGTAGTAATACAGCTTTGTAACACTCTCTGTACTGCTGTAGACATCTCTGAAGGATCATTGCCCTGCAATGCCATAAACAGTATCTTCTCTTCCTTTACTAAGAAAGGACGAAAGGTAATCTTCTGATTAGTAGACGGAATAGTAGTTTCAAATTCAGGGGTGTTTAATATCGGAAGCGCCATAATTTATCTCTCAGAATTCTTCTTGGTAATATCGATATTGCAAAGATACTGTAAATGTTAAAAGTTCATTAGTTTGGTAGGTGTAGTTAAGTTCACCTACAGTTCTTGGATAAGCCTCTATCAGCTTTATCTCGTTTTCCTTATCACCTTCTTCATTATACTGCTTAATGGTTACGTCTTTGACATAGTCTTTATAGTAACCAACATCAAACGACTCGTCCTGTCCAGCTCCAAATAGCCTAGCTGGACCTATGATTCCATCCTGCCAACTTGCAAAGAACTTTCTTTCAGTGTGATCTGGTCTACAATACAATTGAGCACTTACAGGAGCATAGATTGCACTATGACCTATCTCTTGAACAGCACCGTATACTCCAGATGGAGCAGCTCCAATTGATCGTCCAGGAGCAGACACACTAATCGTTCGAAAGGTGATATCTCTATTGCCTTCTATAACCATCTCATAGTGTGACGTTCTGGCAACACCTTCTTTCAGGTTGCCTCTAATGTCGTCTAACCTAAAAGCCATTACTGTAGTGCTCCTAGTGAGTCTCTATGTATACGTGCGGCAGAGGCCTTCTCAAACCGTTGTAGAGGAAGAAAAAGAGCGATGTCCCACTCTACTGGTTCTATCTTTACAAACCTTGTACGTACGTTACTAGCAAGGTACTTCTTGAATGTTGGTTTGAATGATTTAAACCTAGATGCACTCTTTAGTACATTGTAGTTGATACGCATCTTGGTCTTCTCATTGTATCTCTGATCTGATACTGTCTTATAAAGAGCATCCATCAGTACTGCTCTCTGCCTGAGAGGAAGATAGTGCATGTTAAGACCAACAAAGCCACCTTCTGCTTCGTCTACTGGAATCACCAGAGGAAACCTATCGTAGTATGGCAGAGTCTTCTTATGCTTAGGATCGTATCCAAACAGAAACATACCACCTACTTCTGGCTTACCAACGTAGTTGTCACTACTAGAGATCAGTCTACCAGGCTGACTACGAGTGTTAGATGCCTTATCTCTAAACCATGTACGTGCTTGTTGAGTACGCGCAGGTATCTGTCCTGCACGAGCACCCTGTGCAATGATCCGATCGAATACGTATGCTACCATTAGATTCCTAGCTCTTTCTCTGTAATGATCTGAAACTTCCAGCCTCGATCCTTACAGTACTCTTTAGCAAACTTCCACTTGCTACTATTTATGCCGTACGTTGCAACCTCATTGATGTACTTTTTGGTCTTACGGCTGCGAACGGTAGGTGGTTGAGTCTGAGCATATGGTTTTACTTCGATAAGTATAGTATCGGTAGCACCTTTAGCAGTACGTACCTTTATAAGGAAGTCTGGATAGTATCTGTGAAGTCGACCATCTAATGGTGATCTGTATGGAATAATCACTTCCTCACTACACCATTCCAATACATTTGGGTTGTTATCACAATAAACCATGAACATCCTTTCCCAACTAGAGCGATAAATAATACAATCGGGATCACCTTTGTATTTGTTAGGATTGCGTGGTTTATAGTATCCCTTATGTGTTCTCATTAAACTATTTAGGTACCACATGGCTATCGAACTTAATCTACCATCTACAATAACAGGTGAACCTGCTGCACCAGTTGAAGGACTAACGGACTTTGTTGGTCAGGCAGCAGAGACTGCTGCATCTGTTAACGAGGCTCTAGGAGCACTTAATGAAAGTATTTCGTCAGGAAGTGGTATTCAGTTTCCTGGTAACTTAGGTTCAAGGAGAATTGAGTTTCAAGTAAAGCCTCGTAACCGTCCTAGTCAAACAACTAGAGCTACTGAGAGTGGTGGAACGCTTATAGCACTTCCTATTCCAACTAATCTTCAAACAGGTTATGGTGCTAGATATGCTGATGCTGAGCTTGGAGTGTTGGGAGCTCAGGTATTCAATGATGTTAGGGAAGGTGGATCGATTGCTGAGTCTTTATCGGGCATTGGTATCGATGATTTGCAACAGAGCGCATTATCAATTGCTGCATCTGCATCTCCTGAAATAGCAGCTGTACTTGGAGGTGGTGCCTTGCAAAAGTTAGGGCTTGGAGCAGCTGGTATTGGTGCTGCTGCTGGTGCTGCAGCTGCTGGTATTGCAAAAGGAGGACTTGGAGCAGCTGGTATTGCTGTGAACCCTCACCTAGCAGTATTGTTTGAAGGAATGAACTTTCGTAATCACTCATTCAGCTATAAGTTCTCAGCTAGGAACGAGAGTGAATCATATGCTTTGAATGCGATCATCTACGAATTCAAGAAAGCAATGCATCCAACCATTGATGATGCACAGAAGGCTTTCTTTAGATACCCTGATGAATTTGATATTAGATTCCCTAATGACAATGGGTTCTTGTTTGAAATAGGTACATCTGTATTGAGAGACTTTCAGATCAACTACACTCCAGATGGTGCATCATACTTTCACAATAACGGAAGTCCAGTGTCAGTGTCATTCACGTTAAACTTTACAGAGCTCGATATTCTTACTCAGAAAGAGATTGGTAATGCACCAGGAGGTCGGTAATGTCTTATATGTTTAACAATTGGCCAACTGTTAGCTACGATGTAAAGAAGAATGGTAAGCCTCTTACTCTCACTAACATCACTCTGCGATTCAAGATCAATGAACTTTTGCGCAACAAAAGCGTCGTGATGTATGACTATGATGTGCAGAGTGGAGACAGACCTGACATAATTGCATATAAGTATTATGACGATCCAACACTCGACTGGGTGATCTTACTTGTCAACAACATCATTGACCCACAATTCGAATGGCCACTCGATGATCGCTCCTTTGAAAGATACATGAGAAAGAAGTATGGATCATTGGAAGCAGCCAAGCAGACTCATCACCAATACGAAAAGATATTGAGAGAACAGCAAGTATACTTTGATGGTACGATCATTCCTGAGAAGACAGTCGTAGTAGACAAAGACACATACGATCTGACATCTCCAACCAGTCGTCGTGCTATTGATAAGTATACCTACGAGCTAGAGCTCAATGAAGCTCGCTCAAGGATTAAGATACTTGATAAGAGATACATTAATGGATTAATCTCTTCGTATGATTCATTAATATTGTCTATTGGATAATATAGTATGCCTGCCTTTCACAATGCCTATGGGTTAGAGTTTAACCTTATCCTTACAAGTCCAAGAATGTCACAATCTGTTGATCTCAAATATATGGTAAATGAGATTAACATGTATGAAGACATATTTGGACCATTCATGAGGATTGAGATAGTACTAACTGATGCTCTAGGTTTGGTTGATAAGTTTCCTGTAGTAGGAGATGAGGAATTAGCATTCACATACTTTGTAAAGGGAACAGGAACATACACTCAGACATTCAAAGTATACAGACTATCTCATAGAACTATAGCTAAAGCTAGACAGCATACAGTAGTACTTCATGGCATTAGTAAACCAGGTCATAAAAACTCTCTCGAATATGTGTACAAACCATACATCCAGAAGAAGCCTCATGAGATTGTTAACGATCTATACAATAATTATTTGTCACCTGATAAACCATTAGAGATCCCAGTAAAGACAGTCAATCCATATACGAGAGTCAGTACAGGACAGAATCCATTACAGTTAATCAATATGATGATAGCTGAATCTAAGAGTGAGAAGGCAAGTGACTACAAAAAACCGTCGAATTACTTGTTTTACGAGGATCATAAAAAATTTAAGTACGTTCCGATAGATTTTTTACTCGAGAAAAATTTTGCTGGT